AAAGTCCATGCTAGAGCAAGTTCAAGCGTGTACCAATCCATTACTTTCTCTTTTGTAAGAGGAGGTGGATGATCAAGAGTATAATGCTCTTGATCAAGGTATTAAGCCTGAAACTGCAATAGACGGAGCGTAGTCACTTCGCTATCATCGCGATAGTCAGTCAAGGCCTTCGCCAACGCAACCATTTCCGCGTCGGTGAAGCCAAAACCAGGCCTAACGATGGTAAGCGAGACAGAAGCAGTTTGCTTCTTTGTCAAGCCGCTATAGGGATCGACGGCATCAACCACTTTCGTCAGTTGGACGTAGTGCTTGGAACCGCCGTTCTTAGGACGCGAATGATTGGTAATAATGGAATATCCATTACCACCAGTGTCGATTCGTTCCGAACCGAACCCATCGCTTCTGATGATTGACATCACCAGGGCGGGGGTCGGAGCAGCGGCAGCAACAGTGACAGGATCGGCAAGCATAGGAGGTCTCCTTGGTAAGTAATAAGTCTACGACCTGGGACGGAATGTCCCAGATCTAGTATTGTCTATACGCTGAGCTAAGATAGCTCCCAGGATAGACAACTGGTACGCCGACAACGTCGACGGGATCGTAGTTTGTTTCACGCCAAGGACAGATGCAACATTCTTTCGAGTTTGAACCTCGAATTCCATGACGGAAGTATGACGGTTTGCTACATACGAATCTGTAGTACCGCCAACCCCGTTCAAGGAGTATATGCGTCTGTGCCGGTTATCAGACTTAAACTCAGTGACAAGCTTACCACTCGTTTTCGTGGTAATCATGCCCCAGTTGATCAGTTTAGGATCATGGTTAATTTCCTCAATCATCTCGAGGTAATTACCAAAACCTGTAAACCAATCAACTAGCCACGACCACGGAATAATATTATAAACATCCGTGAATCGTGGTATGAGTCCAATTTTGTCAGCAAAGAAGCGCTGACGAAAGTGGGGCACGTTGGAAGGAGGGAAGTCAAATGTCGCATTGATAACAATGCGAGTCTCTGATATTCTCTCAATCCGAGAGGCGACCGTAGTGTTTTGGTCGTACTCTTCCGTGCTATAAGTGAAACCGGGAACCCCCGTATCACTCGAAATGGTATCCAGTTTCGAGCGATAAGTCGTTGCAAGTCCAGAACGCTTAATGAGAAAGTTAATCCTCTTAGAAAGCTTTTCTGGTAAGTGCAACAAGTCGTCAAGATCACGATAAAGCTGCTTCCAACCGAAGTGAAAAGATAAATATTCACTCGGGACATTGCTAGCCGCGTTATGGGCAAGGTCAAAGACATTGCTCCGTAACTTTGGCTGGCTTTGTAAGGATGACCACAGCTTTTTAAGGTCGTCTGCAGTTCTCCTTGCGGAGATCATACTGCGGGCGAGGTCCTTAAGCTCAGCTGCATTCCGTGCAAGACTGTATTCCCTCTTGTGAGGGTTTGCATTCATGTACAGACGAGGCGCTAAACTGACGCTCAAAGCGTTAGCTTTCGCAACCTCTGAAGCAACCAAGGCATCGTAGGTCGATTTCGACAGGGTAGCTGCGATTGGCTCGTGCGTAACGGACCAACGCTGATCACCACCTATTTCGCCGTCGCGCATACCGCCGACGGCTGAACATTGTGGTGAAGGCGTAACTCCGTTAGTTATTTGCCGATACTTTTCCTCTCGAGACGTCGTACGAGGGGGAGAAAACAAGGTGGCCTTGAAAAATTCAAGCTCTCCTTGAGTACTCCCAATTATACGCGTTCGAGAAGTAGTGTCCTTGATGTAATCCACCAACACTGGCTGGTCAGCCAGGTTTCCTGTGGTTGGTGGATCGCTGTTATCGTTGAACACATAATACGGACTTGAACAGATGCTAACATTCTGATAGTTAGGCACCTGTGACCAAGTCGCAGTAGTATGTGTTTTCCGCCATCTCCGATCGAGTAGAACGGAGTCGGTCGCACGCTTGCGCGTGCGATTAACAGCCGTAATTGTAGAAGGTGCAACCTTGAACTTATGTGCAGGATCAATCGCGAAAGCGAAAGACTTGACCAAGTTCATAGGAATGTACTTATACAAGAACGATTCAAG